ACCCTTTACGGTCGTAGAGAAATCATCTCCCCGGTGAGCAAGATCACGAAGGAAAATGTCGTTCAGGTATTGACCAAGGCATTGACCGTTCACAACGAAAACGCCGCCGAGATCGATTACCTCTTTCGCTACATGAAGGGTAAGCAGCCTATTCTGTCCCGAACCAAAACCATTCGCCCGGAGATCAACAACAAGATCGTTGAGAACCACGCTGCGGAGATCACGCAGTTCACATCCAGCTATTTCCTTGGAGAGCCTGTTACCTATGTTCGCCGTGGCGAACGGGAGGGTGCTTCCAAGGGTATCGCCTTACTGAATGACATGATGTTCTTCCAGAATAAGGTGAGCCACGACAAGACGCTGGCTACTTGGATGGCGGTGTGTGGTCATGGTTACCGAATGGCATTGCCCAATAAGGAGTACGAGAAGGACTGTGACGATGCTCCCTTTGTCATCGACATTCCCGATCCCCGATACACCTTTGTGGTTTACCACTCCGGCTTCGGTCATCGCAGACTGATGGGTGTCCGTGAGATTCTTCGGTATGACTCGAACAATGTGCTCAAGAGCGTGTACTGCGGCTACACGAAGACGCACTACTTCGAGGTGATGGACACCAAGCTGCTGGTGTGGAAGCCCCACTACCTGGGTGACAGCCCCATCTACGAATATCGGCTGAATATGACCCGCATGGGTTCCTTTGAACCCGCCGTTCCGCTTCTGGATGCAATGAACACGCTGATGTCCAACCGTGTTGACGGTGTGGAGCAGTTCATTCAGAGTTTCCTCAAGTTTGTGAACTGTGAGGTCGATAAGGATAAGATCGAAAAGCTGCGTGAACTTGGTGCTATCGTCATCAAGTCTGCGGACGGTGTCAACGCCGATGTGCAGATCATCACGCAGGAATTGAACCAGAGTCAGACACAGACCTTGGTCGATTACCTGTACGATCAAATCCTCATCATCTGCGGTATGCCTACCACGACCAAGGGTGGTTCCTCCACCTCTGATACGGGTGCGGCCGTGTTCCTGCGTGATGGCTGGAGTCAATGCGAAGCCAGAGCAAAGGACACCGAAGCCCTGTTTGAGGAGTCCGAGCGTGACTTCCTGCGGTTGATTCTCCGCATCATGCGTGAGAAGTGCGATACCGATCTGAAGCTGTCCGAGGTTGACTGCAAGTTCACCCGTAGACAGCACGACAATCTGCTTACCAAGACTCAGGCTCTGCTTCATATGCTCGAAGCTGGCTTGGCTCCTGAGATTGCGATTGCCACCAGCGGTCTGTTCAATGACCCCATGGATGTGGCACGGCAGTCCAAGGAATACCTGGAGGGTAAGTGGAGTCCCAGCAAACCCGCCGCACCAACTGAACCGATCATCACGGATCCTCCTGACGATGAGGACTCCGATAGTGATGGTGGTAGAGAAACCACCTTAAATAAGTCGCAAACCGCCAGAGAAGGCGGGGATAAATTTCGCAAAAATCAAACGGAGAGAACCGTATAAACGCATTGGAGGTAATTAAAAATGGCAATCGATTGGAGTAAGGTCGAGGGCTACACCGAGGATATGTCTGCTGAAGACAAGCTGAAGTTGCTTGAAGATCAGGGCATTCCCGGCGAAGACTTCGATCCCGCTAAGAAGGGATTCGTCCCTAAAGCACAGTTTGACAAGGTGAGTAGCGATCTCGCCGCTGTCAAGAAGCAGTTGCGTACCAAGCAGACCGAGGAGGAACAGGCTCAGGCTGACCGGGAAGCTGCCGATCAGAAGATCCAGGAAGAACTCGAAAGTCTGCGTAGGGACAAGGCTTTGAGCACCCACAAGGCATCTTACCTTGCTATGGGTTATGACGATAAGGCTGCGACCGCCGCCGCCACCGCTATGGTGGATGGTGACATGACCGCCCTGTTCGCCGTGATGAAGAAGCATGGTGAGGATGCAGAAAAGGCTCTGAAAGCCAAACTTCTGAACGATACGCCCGAACCTCCTGCCGGAGAACCCGGCGATGAGCAGTCCGATGGCGTGAAGTTGGCACAGCGTGTGGCGAAAGCTACCGTAGAAGCCGACAAGACCGCAAATGATATCCTGTCCCAATACATCTAATTAAGGAGGAAACGAAAATGGCTATTGGCACTATGAAGAACGCTCGTCAGGTTGTCGATAACTCTGTCGAGATTCTGTTCAACAGCGAGTACGAAGCCCGTGCTCTCACTCTGGATACCGCCGCTTTCACCGAAGGTGTTTGCAAGGCTGGTTCCCCCATCGCCCTGGACGGTACTGTTGCGAATGACGCAAATGCCGTGGGCATCCTGCTCCACGATGTTGCCGAGGAGCGTCCCCAGGCTACCGTGGTTATCGGTGGCTACATCCACACCGAGCGTGCTGCTGCACACTCCGGCGTGACCATCGCAGATGCGGCTAAGACCGCTCTGAAGAATGTCGTATTCTGCTAAGAGGAGGTAAAGAAACATGAAGATTACTGATATTTTCGATGCGAAAGCGGTAGCTTCCCATTGGACTGAAACCGCTTCCAACCGTGTTCCCTATCTGGGTCAGGGTCTGTTCCCCAACAAGAAGAAGATGGGTCTTGATCTGAAGTGGATCAAGGGTCACAAGGGTCTGCCCGTGTCCCTGGCTCCCTCCAACTTCGATGCGAAGTCCACTCTGCGTGCTCGTGAGGGCTTCAAGATCGATGAAACTGAGATGGCTTTCTTCCGTGAGTCCATGCTGGTGAAGGAAGCTGACGAGCAGGAGATCATGCGTGTGAAGGATTCCAACGATCCCTACGCCGCTGATGTCATTGCCCGCATCTTCGATGACACCAACACTCTCCTGGACGGTGCTCAGGTCGTTGCCGAGCGTATGCGTATGCAGCTCCTGTGCCCCACCGTGGACGGTTCCCCCCGTATCGTGATCGCTGCCAACGGTGTGCAGTATTCCTACAATTACGATACTGACGGTTCCTACAAGGCGAACAACTACGCCGCTCTGGCATCCGACACTGACAAGTGGTCTGACCATGAGAACTCCGATCCCATGGCTGACATCACCGCTGGTCAGGACGCTGTCGAAGCTGCTACTGGTTCTCGCCCCAGCATTGCTGTGATGAGCCGTGCTACCTTCAACCACATCAAGGCTAACGCCAAGGTTCGTTCTGCCATCCTGGCTCAGAACGCCACCGCCAATGTGTTCATGAACGATGCTCGTGTCAAGGAGCTGTTCAAGACCGAACTGGGCATCACCATCGTGGTGTACACCAAGCAGTATAAGGACGAGTCTGGTGCTGTCCAGAAGTTCTACGCTGACGGTTACTGCACCCTGATTCCTGCTGGTGCTCTGGGTAACACCTGGCATGGTGTGACTCCTGAGGAGCGTACCCTCCTGGGTAATGCCCAGGCTGATGTGTCCATCACCAGCGAGGGCGTGGCTATCGCTGTCACCGTGACCAGCGATCCCGTCAACACCAAGACCACCGTGTCCGAGATCGTTCTGCCCTCCTACGAGCGTATGGACGAAACCTATGTCATCAAGGCATACTAATGGCTTCGGTGAAATTTCCGCATAAGGTCAAAGTCAATGGCGTGTACTACGCACCCGGTACTGTCATTGAAGTTGAGGATCCTGCGGACTACATCAAACAGGGTGCAATCGAAGTATCCAAGAAAACTGGAGCGAGGGCTTCCAAGCCCTCCTCCAGCCGGAAATCCACTACTCAGAAAGAGCAGTAAGAAGGGAGGTAGATTGTGATGACTACGGCTGAAAAACTCACCATGGTTAAGACTCTGCTGGGTATCAACGAGTCTGATACCTCTGAGGATGCCCGGATTACGGTCTACCTTACCGCAGCCGAACAGGAGATTCTCAGTTGGAGATACTCCCTGAGTTCCCAGAAGGTTACTGCTGTTCCCAGCGAGTATGAGATGACCCAGGTGTTCGCCGTGATTGCTGGTTACTCCCAGAGTGGAGCCGAAAACCAGACCAGTCATACGGAGAACAGCATCACACGACAGTTCAAACACGCAGACATGGTGGCGTACATCCGTGCCCATGTTTTGCCGATTGCGGGGTGTCTGTGATGAGATGTCTTCGGAGAAATATGTCGGATTTCTACTATGCCCTGTATGCCGGAAAGACACCCATGGTCGATGATTACGGGAATAAGACAGGTGAGTACGAGGTTTCGTATGAGAACCCCGTTCCGCTGAAAGCCAATATCTCTGCTGCACGAGGAGAAACAATCTCCCGCCAGTTCGGTGAGGATGTCAGTTACGACCGTGTCATCGTCATGGATGATCCGCATTGTCCCATCGATGAATACTCTATCCTCTGGATCGACACCGTACCTGTTATTGATGAGAACGGGAAGACCGCCACTCCTCACGATCATGTCGTGACGAAGGTTGCCCGTAGCATCAACAGCGTATCGATTGCAATAAGTCGGGTGAGTGTCCGTGGGTAAAAAGGTCATCAGAATGGGATTGAATACGAGGGACATCGACCGGGCTATCAAAGAGGTGAAAGCGTATAAGCAGGAGTTGATTGAAAAGACTCGGCTTTTGACGCAGACCTTGACGGAGCGTGGTGTCGAGGTTGCTCGTATCCAGTTGGCTCAGTTGGGTGCTGAGTACACAGGGCAGCTTTCCGCAAGTATGACGGGCTACTTCAGCCCCGCCACCAATGCGGGAATTATTCGAGCCGGAGCGTGGTACGCCGTATTCGTGGAATTTGGTACTGGCGTGGTAGGTGCTGGCTCTCCTCACCCGAACCCTGTGGGGTGGGCTTACGATGTGAACGGTCACGGGGATAATGGCTGGGTATACTTCAATGAAAATGACCAGATGTGGCATTGGACAGCGGGTATGGAAAGCAGACCGTTCATGTACAACACCGCCCGAACACTCGAAGCCGAGTGTGTAAAAATCGCAAAGGAGGTATTCGGACGATGATCGACATTGAAAACGAAGTGTTTACAAGAGCCGCCACGCCCGTTTGGGATGCTTATCCCGGATCCTTTGTGACTGGCGAGTATGTAAAATCCCCGCCCTCTTTCCCGGCGGTATCCATCGTGGAGATGGACAACACCGCTTATGAGAAGACCCAGTCTTCGGAAAGTGGGGAAAATCATGTCACCGTGACCTATGAGGTCAATGTGTACTCCAACCTTGTCAAGGGTAAGAAAGCTGAAGCAAAGGCTATCATCGCCATCATCGACAAGGTTATGACTTCTCTGGGCTTCACCCGGATCATGCTCAATCCGACCCCGGATATGAACGATGCCACGATCTATCGCATGACCGCACGATACAGAGCAGTCGTAGACCGAAATCATATCATTTATAGGAGGTAAGCTATCATGGCAATTTCTACTTATAAGATTTTCTTGATGTCCAGCACGGACGGTTCTCAGTACGAAAAGCTGATCGACATCAAGAGTTTCCCCGACCTGGGCGGTGCTCCTGAGATGCTGGAAACCACCACTTTGAGTGATTCCATGCAGACCTACATCCCCGGTATTCAGAGCCTGGATGCTCTGGAGTTCGAGTGCAACTACACCAAGGAAGATTTCACCAAGCTGAAAGCCCTGGAGGGCAAGGAGCAGTCCTACGCTGTCTGGTTCGGCGGTACTGGCGAGGGTGAAACTCTCACTCCTACTGGCGAACACGGCAAGTTCAACTTCAAGGGTCAGCTTTCCGTTTATCCTGTCGGTGGCGGCGTGAACGAGGTTGTCGGCATGAATGTCAACATCGCTCCTTCCACTCCCATCACCGTTGGTGAGTAATCCGAACTACATTTTTGGAGGGAAATAATCCATGAGCAAGCAGCTTACTTTCAGTTACAAGGACAAGGATTATGTCCTTGAGTACACTCGCAAAACCGTGGAAGCCATGGAACGCCAGGGCTTTGTTGCGGAAGATGTGAAGAACAAGCCCATGACTACTCTCCCGGCTCTGTTCCGGGGTGCGTTCATGGCAAACCATCGTTTCGTCAAGCCTGAGGTCATCGATGAAATCTACGCCAAAATGCCGAATAAGGGCGAACTTATCGGCAAGCTGGCTGAGATGTACAACGAGCCTATCATGACTCTGATGGACGAGCCGGAGGAATCCGAGGGAAACCTGAACTGGACAGCCAGTTGGTAACTGACTCGCTGTCCGCTACCGAGGGGGGCGGGCGTTCTAAGCGTCCTGCCCCCCTTAAAAGTTACTCTGAACAGTTCCGTGAATTGTTCCCAGTCTACTTATCCATTGGCATGACCTACGAGCAGTTCTGGGACGGTGATCCTGAGTTGGCGGTGTTCTATCGGAAAGCCGATAAACTGAGCCGAGAGCGGAAGAACCAAGAATTGTGGCTCCAAGGTATGTACATCTATGATGCCCTATGCTGTGTCGCTCCCATCTTCCGGGATCTGTCGAAGAAGGGAACCAAGGCACATCCGTACCCTGACAATCCTTACGCTCTGGATGCCAAGCAGAAGGAAAAGGCAGAGGAGAAACGGGCAGAGAAGAATGCCAAGGCTGGTAAGTCCTATATGGAAGCATTCATGGAGAAGTTCAATACTCGTTTTGAAAAAACATGATGAGAGGAAGTGAGTGCTATGTCTACAAATATCGAATCTCTGGAGATTGAAATCCTTTCCAGTTCTCAGAGTGCCGAAAAGGGACTGGACGCACTTATGGATACTCTCGGTAGATTGAAGACTGCTGTGAAGGGTGGCTGCGGATTGACCGCAGTAACGCATCAGTTATCTTCGTTGAATACCGCTTTGGGTAAGATCGATGCGGCGAGCGTTGCCAATTTGGCTGCACTTGGCAGAGCGTTGGATACCTTGTCGAGTGTAGGTAAGATGAAACTGTCTTCCACTATCGCAACGCAGCTCACGAGCATCGGTACAGCCGCCAAGTCTTTGAACGGTATAGATTTCTCTCCGATCAATAATTTGGCTTCGGCATTGGCTCCTCTTGCTACGGTGGGACGGGCAAATCTGGGATCGTCTATTAACCAGTTGCAGAAAGTCCCCACGGCAATCAAGCCACTACTCACCATGGATATGGGCGGTGTTCGCTCGAAGATGCAGGAATTGGTTGATGCCCTCAAGCCTTTAACCAACATGACGAAGATAAATCTGTCTTCCTCTTTGAATCAAATCAAGAAGTTGCCCGAAGTGTTCAAAACCTTGAACAGTTTCGACATGACAGCTTTCAAGAAGAAGATTCAGGAAGTTGCAGACGCTATGCGTCCGTTGGCGGCTGAAATGCAGAAGGTGTCGATGGGATTTTCGTCCTTCCCGTCAAAAATCCAGAAGTTATTGAATTCTACCGGGCAGATCCCAGCGTCCAACAATAAGGCAGCTAAGTCGTATACCAATTTAGCTGCAAAATTAAGCATGGCGTATGTCGCTCTGAAAAGAGTCGGAACGGTAGTAGCATCCTGGATGGCAAATACTAACACTTATGTCGAGAACTTGAATTTGTTCACGGTAAGTATGGGTGAATATGCAGATGAAGCGAAATCTTATGCTGAGGTAATTGAAAATTCGATAGGAATTGATTCCAGCGATTGGATGAGAAACCAAGGTATTTTCATGACTCTCGCAACTGGTTTCGGTGTAGCGAGTGAGCGTGCCTACACTTTGAGCAAGAACCTTACGCAGTTGGGTTATGACCTGTCTTCGTTCTTCAACATCAGTTATGAAGATGCGATGCAGAAGTTACAGTCGGGTATCTCCGGCGAATTGGAACCGCTCCGTAGACTGGGCTATGACCTTTCTCAGGCTCGTCTGGAAGCGATTGCATTGAGCCTTGGTATCGATAAAGCTGTGGCAAGCATGACCCAGGCTGAAAAGGCTGAACTGCGTTACTACGCAATTATGACTCAGGTCACAACTGCTCAGGGCGATATGGCGAGAACGCTGAACGCTCCTGCGAACCAGCTTCGTGTGTTAAGATCGCAGTTGTCTGTCTGTGCCAGAGCATTGGGTAGCATCTTCATCCCAGCGTTGAACGCAGTATTGCCTTACGCTATTGCACTCGCAAGGATAGTTCGAGAATTGGCGGTCAGTATCGCAAGTCTGTTCGGCTTCTCTTTGCCTGAAGTGGACTACTCCGGCTTGGAGGGTGTGAGCGGTGGAGCATCTGATTTGTCTGAGTCCTTGGACGAAGCGAGTGGAAATGCGAAGAAACTTAAAAAGACTTTGCTGGGTATCGATGAACTGAACCTGATGACCGATAACAGTAACCTCGGTGGTGGAGGTGCAGATGTTGGCGGTGGTGGAGGTGGTTTTGATTTTGAACTCCCCGAATATACATTCTTTGATGAAATCGAGGACAATGTTAGCGGGGTGTATAAGAAACTCAAAAAGCTGCTCAAGCCCATCGGTGACATCATGGATTTCCTATGGGATTACAAGGAGATTGTCGGTGCGGGACTGGCTGTCGTTGCCCTTGGGAAGCTGTGGCAAGTCATTGTGACCTGGTGGTCGAGTTTCAAAATGCTGGGATTGGTCGATGCATTCATTACTGGCTTCCAGTTGATTAAGGTCACGGGCGGCAATGTGTTTCAATCTTTGATTGGCGGTATCGACAATGTCCGAATGAACCTGACTGGTATTCAGAAAGCAGCGATTGTTGCAGTTGCTGGTTTCTTAGAGTTCGGCGTGATCCGTGATTGTGTGTACGATCTCTCGGTTGGGTGTGAAAACGCCACAGCGAAGATTGTGAGCATAGGAGTTGCCGCAACAGCGGCTGGAGCCGCCATGTATGTTGCTCTCGGTCCGGGAGGACTGGCACTTGCCGCAATCATAGGTATAACTGCTGCGGTGGTCGGCTTCGGAGAAGCACAGACTGCGTTGCGTAAGGAATTGGTGGATGCTGAATTTTTCGATGGCGTGGGTATTTCATTAGATGCCTATAAGTCGAAGATGGAAGCGTTGACCGAACAGTTTAGCACGCAAAATGTCCAGATCGGGGAATGGAAGGAACAGCTTGCATCGAATGGGCAAACAATCGATGAGATAGCCTTGAAGATCCAGACATTGAGTGGAACCTTGGGTTCTACTGGTGTTGTTACGCAAACCGAAATCGATGAGATCAAAGCCCAGTTTAACTCCCTGTACGAGTGTGTTCGTGAAAACATGACGCTCTCGGAGGAGGTAATTTTGACCGCATTGGTAGGGGCGATGCAGAGGGCTACTCCCGAAATCGCTGAACAGATTGACTTACTGATCGGTGAGTACCAACGCTATGTTCGTGAAACTCAAGGTAGAGCCGAGGAATTGAAATCTCTCATTGATAATGGTTATGACGAGTTGATTGGTAAGTCGAAAGACGATCCTGCGTATCAAGAAATCATGACAAACATCAATGCGTGGTATTCGGAACTCGGATATCTTTCCGGCAGTATGTCCGATGCGGGTTGGCAATGGCAACAGACGGTTACAGATTTCAATAACAACGAAATCGATTTCGGTACAAGTGTTGAAGATGTGACCAGCACATTGAGTGAAATTGCCACTTGTGGTCAAACTGCTTTGTCCGATCTCGCCGTTGCTCGTGATACTGTTTTGAAGCAGATTGATGAGCAGATAGCATACGCCGCAAAGTACGGTTCGCTGGAAGAAGTGGAAATGCTCGGTGATATTCGTCAGAGCATCGAGGACGATTATGCGGCTCAAGAGGAAGCCATCAAATCCGAACTGAATACCATTTTCGAGTCCATTCAGGAAGGGATGATCGGAGAAATCTCCGACACGAAAGACGCCCTTGAAAAAGAATGGGACAAAATGAATTGGTTCGAGCATTGGTGGTATGACCACGATGAGGAGAAGTATGTTCGTCAAGGCTTGCAGGATCTGCAAGGTCACATCGATACAATTTCCGATGCCATCCAAGGTCACATGGATACGCTTGAAACGAATGGTTCCACTTGGGCAGACGATGCCATGCGTGGAATTATCGATAAGCTGTTCGAGAGTAAGGTCACTCGCAATGATTTGACGGGATCCACCACACGGTATTCTTACGCTACCGATCTCGAAAGTGCTATCGAAGCGGTGTTTGCTGAACTGGAGGCATCTGGTAAGAAAGCATCTTCTTCTGCTGGTGAGGAAATCACAAACGGTTTAGGCGAAGGTATTTCCAGCGATGCTGCGATGGGTGCTCTTAAAAGTGCTGCCGGAGCTATTGTCGATGCTGCCGATGAAGCCGTTCGGGACGCTGCTGACATCAATTCTCCCTCTAAGCTGTTTGCAACAGAGGGCGGGTATATGATGGATGGATTGATTAAAGGCATCAAGGATAAGTTGACGGCATTGAAGGATGCCCTGACGAGTGTTGTTAAGACTGCGTTTGATACAGACAAGGCGTGGGACTACGGTTATAACTATGGTTCTTCTTTTGCCAAGGGACTGGTCAAGGCAATTAAAAACACTTCCTTCCCGACAATCAAGGGTACGGTAACTACTTCTGGTAGTTCCGCAAGTATTTCCTTCCAGGCATACGCTGCGGGTGGTTTCCCCGATGTCGGTCAGATGTTCGTGGCACGAGAAGCGGGTCCAGAGTTGGTCGGTACTATCGGCAACAAGTCTGCCGTTGTCAACAACGATCAGATCGTAGCATCCGTATCTCAGGGTGTCTACGAAGCTAACTCGGAGCAAAACGCTCTGCTCCGGGAGCAGAATAGTCTGCTGAGAAAGCTGCTTGAAAAGGATACCAATGTGACCGCTGTTGTGGGCACAACGGATGTCATCGGTGGCTTTGAGCGTAAAAACAGACGGGATGGCAGAACTGTCGTTCCTGTCGGGTACTAAAGGAGGGATGACTGATGGCTCTTTACGATGAGAAAAACCCTATAAGGTCTGTCGATGGAAAGTACATTAAGTGTCCCTCCTCGTACCTCTACAAGCTGGAGGATGTTTCTGCTGCGGACGCAGGACGAACCGAAGATACGATGATGCATAAAAAGCGTATCGGTCAAGTCATCGGTATCGAACTGTCGTGGCAGAACATCACCACGGCTGAAGTGTCCGAGCTGCTGAAAGCGTTTGACCCGGAGTACATCGAGGTCTGTTATTTGGATGCCAAGGAGGGCAAGTTCATGACTTCCCAGTTCTATGTCGGCAACCGTTCCGCACCTCTGTATAACTCCCGCATGGGCGTTTGGCAGAATGTGTCCTTCAATATCATTGAAAGGTCGGGTGCGTAACTATGGCATATCCGCTTTCCTCTACGGCACTCGACCTTTTCAAGGCTCCTTATCGCCAAGTGGTGTCCATCTCCCTGGAAGGTACGGAGCAGTCCCTTGAGATCACAGAAGCCAACATCCCTTCCGGCGGCATCTCTATCAACAGATATTGTGTGTCGGGATCCCGGATCGAGATTGGCTCTGTGATCGCATCCGAACTGGTGCTGACGCTGGACAACAGCGATGGCAAGTATGACGATGTGATTTTCGAGGGAGCGGAACTGAATGTCCGGCTGGGAGTTAAGAAGTGGGATGCGAAGTCTTGGGAAAAGGCTGATTTCCATTTCCTCCCGCTGGGTTATTTCACCGTGGACGAAACGCCCCGTATGCTGCGGAGCATTTCGCTGAGTGCCTTGGACAGAATGGTTCTGTTCGATAAAAAGGTGGACAACAGTTTACTTTCTTTCCCGATGACCGTTGACACGCTCTTGGGGCGTATCTGCGACATCTGCAATGTGGTGTGCGATACCAACATTGCTTTGTACCCCAACGCCCACTATGTGATTGAGGAACTGCCCCCGGACGAGGATTTGACCTACCGTCAGTATCTGTCCTGGATCGCTGAGATCACGGGTACTTGCGGGTACATGGACTGGAACGGACATCTCATCTTGAAATGGTATGAACCTACCGACACGGTTATCACCATGGCAGATCGGCATACTTCCGATTTACAGGAGAACGCAGTCACGCTGACTGGTGTTCAGGTGGTGGATGCCGAGGGCGAGGTCTACCTCGTAGGTGACGATGGATATGCGATCAATATTGAGTCCAACAGTCTTATCCAGAACAATTATCGGGAAGTCGCAGAAGCCCTTTACGGCGTTCTGGGTGGCTTCACCTATGTGCCGTTCTCCGCAACGGTCAAGCCCATGCCCCATCTGTATCCGTTGGACATGGTCACCTTTGTGGACAAGAAGGGCGTTCCTCATCAGACCATTATCACCGATACCACATTCTCTTTGAACAAAAGCACGATGCTTCAGGGTAAAGGTGAAACCGCAACGAAGAACGGGTATGCATCTGCAAATCCGCTCACGAAGCGAGAGTCTGCGATCATCAATTCCATCAAGCACGGGCAGAACGCAGCGATGAATGACCGCATCCAAACGGTGCTGGCATTCAACGAACTGATTTCTAATGCCTTGGGCTTGTATGTCACCCCGGTCGTGCAGCTCGATGGATCCACCATCTACTATATGCACAATCAGCCGTTGCTGGAGGAGAGTTCTACGATCTTTACCATGACTGCCAATGGCGTTGCATGGACAACCTCCGGCTGGAATGACGGGGAACCGATTTGGTCTTATGGTGTTACCTCTGCGGGCGATGCCCTGTTCAAGATGCTCTCTGCGGAGGGCATCGAGGTCAGCAAAGTCGGTGAGGACTACAACATCGAGATCACGCCCCGTGCGTTCAAAATCTACTACCGTAATATGCTGGTTACCAACATCGAAGCGGACGAGATGACCATCCCGAAAGCCGTGTTTGAGAACTACGCACAATGCGGAAAAATCCGATTCGCTCCATACAGTCGTGACGGTGAACTCATGGGTACGAATCTTATCTTTATTGACTGAGGAGGTGTTTTGAGTGGCAACAGGACTGTCTGGTAACTTTGAAGTTACTGGTACTAAAAATATGACCGCCCGTTTCTACTGGTCGGAAACCTATGACACCATTAAAAACACCCATGTGGTCAGTATCGATAAGGTGCAGATCAAGTCCAGTAACTACTACGGTTACACCTACTACCTCGGTAGTAGCGACCGAAATGGTTACATCAAGGTCAACGATGCACAGGTTGTTCGGTTTGATAACATTTTGGGTTCTCACAATGTGCGTCCCGGACGAAATTCCTACGATAACATCGATGCCGCTGGTAGCTTTGACCCCGCACCTTGGGAATCTCCTGCCATCACGGGTAATGCAAACGGCTCCTGTTCTGTCAAAATTTCCTTCAATTTTTCGGGTTATGAGATAGACCATGAGGGTGCGAACGGTTTCAAGATCAGCGGTGAGAAGACCATCACGCTGACCGTTATCGACCGAGTCGCTCCTACGGTGTCTTGCACTACCACCATCGATTCCACAACAGGCATGACCATCAAGGGCACTTCCTCCGTCACCTGTGATGTTTGGGAGTACAGCCTGGACAATGGTAGCACCTGGACTCAGTATTCTACGACCGCTGGAGCGAGTGCCGAAAAGAAACTCACGGGTCTGACCTCCCAGGTTTATTCCGTGAAGGTTCGAGCGAGAAAGCAGTCCAACCAGGTCAAGGGCACATCCTCGGCAGCTTCTACCGACCTTGTGGCTCCCACCGTGTCGTTTACGGTTTCCAATATCGCAGCTCACTCTGTGTACATCTACGCTACCAGTAATGTGAACTGTAATATCTGGCAGTACAGTACCGACAACGGAAAGACCTGGGTGCAGTTCTCTACATCCAACGGCAAGTCTGGAACAAAGACCGTTACGGGCTTGACTCCGAACACGGAGTATTCCCTCAAGGTTCGGGCGAG